AGCGCGCTGGTGTAAGGCGCCACATGGTTTGAGAAACGGTGCCGCTTGGTTTGATAGTGGTGCATTTTTCACCAATCGGCCGATTTAAACGCTCCTTCAAACGCTCTGAAGGTCCCTTTTCGGCCCGATCATAGCAGCCCACCGCTCACCCTCGCGGCCGCCACCCGTGGCCGCCAGCTGCTCCAGCCTCCGCCGGCCGGGCGAGAAAGCCGAAACCGCGGCCGCTCCATTCGACACAGAGAAGCTCCCAGCCGCCCATGACGGCGTCGAGCCCGGCCTCGATGCGCTCGGATTCGGTAATCGGCACCCAGCCTACGAAAAGCGGCCCGAGCCGCATTTGGTCAGCTCCCGGAGGACGCCTTCGTCGCCGCCTGCTCCTTCGCCACCGCCTCGCTCGCGAGGTCGGTTGCATCGAGCACCTTGCCGGGGCGGTACTTAGTTACGTCGCTGTCGCTGGGAGCGTGGATCAGGATGTCGAAGCGCATGAGCGCCTGCTGCGGGTTGCCGCCCTCCGGGATCGCGGTCACGCGCAACTGCTCGACCTCGCGGGTACCGGTCTGCTGCCCCGTCTTGGCGTCGTGGATGGGCTGCGGGGTGCTGTAGCTCTGAGAGCCGATGATTTTGAGCTTCACGGTTGCTTCTCCGGTCAGGTTACAAAGGCCGCGGCGGTGATCGCGTCGCGGATGTCGTCGTCGATGTCTACCACCGCGTCGGGCTCGCCGAGGACAACTTCGAGCATCTGCTTCTTAACGGCGTCGATGCCGCCGTCGGCCACGATGTCGGGCGGCGCGTGAGGATGGACGCGCATAGCGGTGATGGGCTTGCCCATCGCGTCGGTCACGGCGCTCCCGTCGGTGCTCACCTGGCGCGCGTACCAGATGCAGTCGAGCACCTGGTTCTTGCGGCGCTTGCACTCCCACCGGCAGGCGACATAGGTGCCCTTGCCAGGATCGCTCGTCAGCTGGTAGCCGGTCTCGCCATCGGCCAGGTTCTGGATCGTCGCGGTCTTGTAGCTCATGGCTCTACCTGTGATCTACGGGCAAACGGTGTTATGCCCGATCATGAAGTTGCCCCAATCCTCGCCGGCGCCGTAGCTCATCCCGGGCGGGGTGGTGGTGATCGTCATCAGCTTCTGCGTGCCGAGGTCCTCGACGCCGGTGACCACGGACTCGCCCTTGGCCGTCAGCACGGGTTTGCCGAGCATGTCTTCGGCGAGCACCGTCGAGCCGTCAGGCTGCTCAAAGCCGGTGCCCTTCGCCCAGACGCAGGCCGCGCCGTTCTCGGCGACGAGGCGCACCGCAGGGCCCGAGCGCGGATGGGTAGCCGAGGCGCGGCAGACACCGCGAAGCTTGAAACCGTGGGCGAGCACGAGGCGTGCCCCGGGACAGGCGCGCGAAGCGCGGAAGGCGTGGTTGAGCAGCATCGAGGCGCCGACGCATATCTTGCCGCCGCCACCACCACCGCCGCCACCTCCCGAGGCGCCGGTCGTCCAGTCGCCCAGATAAAATAGGCCGTCCTGATTCATCACCTGCTTGGGATCGGTCGAGTAGACGAGCGTCACCGCGCCTCCGGCGTAGCCGGGGTCGTTCGCGGCGAAGTGGAACTTAGTGCCCGGCGCCAGATGCGGGCTCGCCCAGCTGTTGTAATCAACCTGCGCGCTTCCGACCTGGTAGACGGATGCGCCCTCGTTCACGGTGTAGGTGTTGTCACCGCTGTTGTAGATCTCGCTCCAGCCGCCGCTCACCTGGTACTGGGTTGCGTATCCGGCGGTGTTGAGCGCGATCAGGTTGCGTCCATCGCCGATGCGCGCGCCGCCCGGTTTCGTGATCGTCTGAGAATCTACGAGCAGACGCGGGTTTCCCAGCACAGGCGCTGTGCCTCCTGAGCCGCTGTCGTGAGTCTCAAACACCAACCGGACCCACGCAGCCGCCGCCGGGACGGGAACCACTGTGCCATAGTCGGTCCCGACCGCTGACTCGCGCGCCGGGCCGCAGTAACCTTTGATCGAGCTGCGCGCCTCATCAACGAAGACCGCGTAGAAGCGCGCAGCACTCGTGCCGGTCGCCGCCGTGCGCACATCGAAATAGACTCCCACCTGCTGACCGGGCTTGACCCTGTGGTATGCGATATTGCCTCGGCCATCCTTGTTGGCCGCCGAGCCGCCGCCTCCTGCGCTCACGGGGTTCCCGCCGAACCCGCCGTCGCCTGTCAGCGCCGCACCGCGCCAGAAATCGGCGCTGGTCCCGGCTGGATCGATGACTTCGTTGTCAGCGGCCTTCTGCGTTAGAAGCGCCGTCTGCTGGGTGGCTTTCCATGCGAAGCGGTCCGCGCTGTCGGGGACTGATCCCATGTCATTCGGGTCGCCCGGACTGCCCTTCAGGAACCCGTGATCCAGCGTGGTGGCGATGCCGCTTCCGGCGGGGATGTTGCCGCCGTGCTTGTTGGCGTAGCCGAGGGAGAAGTCCACACCGGCGGGGCCGACCACCGGGTTGTTCAGGCCGCCGAGGTGCTGGCTGACCTCGTCGTGTTTGGAAAGGTCGTCGGCGGTAACATCGATGCCACCCGTCTGGCGCCAGAGCTTGATCGGGCGCCCGGCGCTGTCGCGGTGCGACATGGCGAAACGCCCGTAGGTCGAGCCGTCATGCGCCTGCGTGTCGAGCCCGATCCAGTTCTGGCCGAGTCCGCCGATGTGGTTCGTGACCTCGGAGTGCTGCGAGAAGTCATCCGCTGACACGTCAATGCCGCCGGTCGGGCGGTGCAGCTTGATCGGGCGCCCCGTGTCGAGGAAGGTGACATCAGTCGTGCCGCGGCTGTTACCGTCCGGCACATTGTCCGCGGAGCCGCCGGTCGTGGCGCCCGGCGTCGTCGTCCAGTTGCTGAATTGGTAGCTGTTCCCCCTCGATGCGACGCGGTAGTAGTAGGCGGCGGGGCCGTCGAAGTGATGATCGACTGATTCGCCGCCCACGACGCGCAGATCCGACCAGGTGTTGCCGTCGGTCGAGTACTGCACGCTTGACTCGACGACGGCGGCCGGGTTCGGCAGCTTCCAGGCGATGTGGTTACCGTTCGCCCGCGGGCTCACCGCGAGATCGATCGGGTCGGCCGGCACGTCGGGGATCTCCTCGGCCTGCCCGAGCGTGTAGGTCACGGCCGTGAGATTCGCCAGATCCTCCGTGCCGCCGCCGTAGAGATTGAACGCCTGCAGCTTGATGTAAACCGTCTTCCCGGCATCGCCCGGGTCGAATGGCCAGCGGAAGAAGTGATCATCGAGGCGCAGCCACGGCGCGCCGGCGGCGTGGGCCGCGATCGCCGTGTTGTAGCATCCGCGGCGCAGGTAGCCGCCGCCGAGCGTGTAGGTGCCGTCGCCGTTGAGCGTCGTCGAGGAATAGGCGACGAGCTCCTGGTCGACCAGCATCAGCGTGACCATCTCGTCGGCGTCGGCCTGGGATCCACCGTTCAGCTCGCCTGGGCCATCGAGCGCGACCCCGAAGTTGTTCGCGGTGTCCGGGTCGGACGCAGAGGTCGCGAGACCGGCGGAGAGCGTCCCGTAACGGCATCCCGGGTAGACGGTTCCGACCTGCGTGTACGAGACGTTGTCGTAGCTGACCCACACATGTGCGCCGCCCCAGTTCTTGCCGGTGCCGGCCACGCCCATCCACACTTCAGGCTGGTCGCATAGGAACTGCGGCGCGCGGAAGAGTACGGGAACCTGGGTGGTGTCGGGAGCGCCCTCGGTGTTCGGCGTGAACCCCGCGGCCGGCTCGATCGCGTAGCCGGCACTCTCGCTCACGCCCTCGGCGAATTCCTCGGCGACGATCTCGAGCTCATTGTCGGAGGACTCGTGCACCTCGGTGAGGCGCACCGGCAAGTGGTCCAGGTTGAGCTGCGGATCCGTGAGGGTGACGATTTCGCCTGGCGAGCGGGCAAAGTGGCGCATGTCGATCGTCGTCCGGAACGTGTTCCGGATGTAGAGATTGCGCTGGAGCGCCCACTGCGCGACGCGCTGCGCGAGCGCGCCGTCCTTGATCGCGTGCGCCTGGATCGTCTCCATCGATCGCACGCCGCGCCGGTCGATGTCCGCCTGGTCCTTCGCCTCGGCGACACTCGTGACATAGTTGTTGCTGCGGTCGACGTACTCGACGCGGATGCAGTTGTAGGCCGAGGAGAGCGGCTTGCGCTCGATCCGGAGCGGCTTCTTGAAGTCGTCGGGGCCCAGGTCCGCCTTGGAGGTGAAGTCGGGCGTATAGGTGACGCCGTTCCCGGTCGCGGTCTGGTCGCTGTAGGGGATGATCTCCAGCGTCCCGCCGGACCATACCGCGTTGGAGTTGGTGACGGCGAGCAGCTTCTTGATCAGCTGCAGCATGGTCGTTTCCTGGTCGACCACCGGGCTGATGAAGATGCTGTTCGCGACGCAGTAGTCACGGAAGAGGCTCAGGTCGCCGAGTGCCCCGAAGCCGATGCCGTGCGTGGCGCTCGTGAGCAGGTCCTGCAGGATCGCCGAGGGCTCCGCATCGTCGACGGTCCCGCTGTTGAACGGGAGGAGCCCGTAGACCTCGAAATTCAGGTTCGGGACGTGCGGGCTCGAGCCGAGTTTGATGTTGAGGCAGCCGACATAGGCGACATACGGATAGGAGAGCGCCTCGTTGCCGCTCCAGTGCGACCAGGGCGACTGTCCGGCCGCGCCCGTCTTGAGCGTGCCGTTGATGTCGCCGAGCGCGAGCGTCCCGCTTCCCTTCCAGATGGTCCCGAGCTTCTGGATCGGGCCCTCGCAGAGCGCGAGCGCGAAGCTCGAGCTGTAGGTGTAGGAGGTGGACGCGCCGCCGCCGCCGCCCTTTCCGACCTGCTGCTTGTGCTCCACCGCCTGGAAGTCGCCGTACCAGATCAGGTTCCCGCTGACCCGCGCCCGGCCGTAGACGATCGGCAGCCCCTTGCCCCAGTTCGACGCCTGCACCTGGACGCCGTTGGCCCGCTGGGCCTGCGTCGCCATCGGCTTGCCCTGGCCGCTGCCGAAAAGGCCGCTCAAAGCACGCTCCAGTAGCCCACAAGGCGATGTTGAAGGCTCGTGCGCTCGAGCCGCTCGACCACATGGGCATCCACGTAGGCGTGGATAATGAACTCCTCATCCAGGACGATCGCCCCGTGGCTCGCGCAGCGCCCGAAGCGGTAGAGCGCGACGTCGCCGGCGAGCGCACGGTCGACCGGGCGCGCGAAGCGCTCGACCGTCTGCCGGAATCGCTCCTCGTTGCGGTGCACGTGCCAGTCGGCCGGATAAGGCTCCGGTCGGAACCAGGGCACTAGGCCGACGGCCGAATAGACGCCGATCAGGAAGTGCGCGCAGTCGACGCCGACGCCCTTCACGCACTGGGCATGGTGGAACGGCGTCCCCAGCCAGGAGAGCGCCTCGGCGCAGATCGCCGCGCGGTCAGCGGAGACGGATAAGGCCATGCCGCCCCCTGCCGCCACGCGCCGGGCCGCCGCCGGCCGAGCCCCCGCCGGATCCGCCGTTGCCGCCCGCATCGGTGCTCCCGCCGCTGTATTGCGTCGACGGGTCCGGCACATACGGGAAGCCGCGGAAGTGGGCGAGATTGGCGAACCGGCCCTGGCAGGTCGCGCGGGTCTTGTCGCAGCCGGCGACAATCGAGACCCCGTCGCCCTGGGCCGGAATGTCGTAGAGCGGATAGGCGAGTGTCACCACGCCGCCCTTGAACGTCTTGATCTGGCGCACCTGGCCGCTGTTCACCCCGCTGGTGAACTCGACCTTGCCCTGGGCGAAATAGTCGTCGGGCTGCGAGACGCCAGAGAGCGTGAAGCTCGTCGCCGTCGGGCTCGAGCCCACGGTGCCCGCATAGGTGAAGTTCGCGGCAAGCAGCCCGCAGACTCCGTCGAAGAGCGTGTTCGCGCAGTGCGGGAGCACCTGCGTGCGCGGCATCGTGGCCTTGAGCTGTGCGAGCTCGGACTCGACTGTCACCGTCACCTTCTTGCCCTGCGCCTTCACGTCGCCCACGATGCCAGTGAACATGTTCACGCTCCCGACGCTCGTGTGGTCCCAACTGTCGGAGATGAACCGGTCGACCGTGACCTTCGCGTCGTCGAGCAGGTTCTTCCACGCGGCCGAAATCAAGGGCTCCCCGTTGATCTGCGTGCTCCCGTCATCCGTCAGCGTGATGTCGAGCGAGTCCACCGATAGCCCGAGCTTCCAGCTGATCTTCTTGCGCGAGATCGGGGGGCCGAGCTCGAAGGTGTTACCGCCGACAGTGAGCGCCGCCTGGGAGCCGGTCCAGCGGAGCACCGTCCCGTCCGAGAGTGTGAACGTATAAAGATCGGCGATCTTGAAGGGACCGCCGGCATCGAGCACCGCCTGCATCGCCGCCGGCACCGTCTTCATCGGTGCGTCCTCAGAACGACATTGCCCTGGTGCAGCTGCGAGAGAAACTCGTCCGCGCTCAGGTGGTCATTCTTGAACCGCACCTTGTAGTAGTAGTTCCCCGTCCAGGTGAGCGCAGCGCCGCTTGCCGGCGCCGTGGCGAACGTCACCTCACCAGGAGAGGGACTATCGAAGGTGGCCGAAGCGGCGGCCCCTGCAACATAGGCCGTGCGGGCGCCGAAGGTGGCATCGACCGGCAGCACGAAACCGCCGATCGAGCGCAGCAGCGGAAATGTCTTGGTCGCGCCGTCGCCCGCTCCGAAGGACGCCTGGTCGACCGAATCATCGCCGGGCCCCGCATCGAACAGAAACGGCGCGCCGCCGGCGCTCTCGAGGAACAGCCCGAGCAGTTGGTCCATATCGCCCGGCTCGAACCAGGCGTAGGTCAGGTTGAACTCGAAGAGTGGGTACTGGAAGTAGGTGCCGCCGACATAGCGGCCGGAGACCGATTCACCCCCGACGGCCGTCATGATGACGTTGCGCGTGATCGGCCACGTCAGACCGGCGAGCGTCGGGTAGACATTCATGCGAAGGCCCCGTCACGGTGCGCCATCCCGAGCGCCTCGGCCAGGATGTCGCGGTTCTGTCGGGCGTAGTCCCGGAAGCTCTCGGCATCCATCGCATGGATGTGGTAGGTGTTGCTGCCGCCATTACCGCCGCCGCGCACCAGGTTGCGGATGCCCTCGGCCTCGCGGGCCGGGAGCACCATCTCCTGCTTGTGGACCATCGCCATCTGGTCCTGCGGGATTTCCCACCAGCCGCCGGCGGCGGAGGCCACGCGCCCGGCCCAGGAGGCGACCAATGCGCCAGCCGCGATCGCCATGACCGGCGCGAGGAACGGGCCGACGTAGGGGATGCTCGCGATCGCCGAGTAGACGCTCGTCATGACGTCCCACATCTTCATGAGGATCTTCTTCGTGACGGTCGCCGCCGTCTTCAGCAGGCTCTGCTTGTTGGCCGCATCCTCGATCGCCGCGCGGGAGCTCTCGCCGGCCGCGGTGACGGTCGTCAGTGCGATCTGCGTGGCGACCCAGTGCGAGACGCGCTTCATGGCCGTGTCGATGAACTCGCCGGTCATCGACTGGAGGAAGTTCCGCTCGGCGTTTCGCCAGGTGAGCGTGCCGCGGATCATCCCCTTGACCGACTGGTCGATCGCATTTGTGACAACCCCGAAACTCTGGATCCACTTCTTGCGCACGGAGAGCTGCATGCGTTCATTCAGCTGGGTGATCTTCTGCGCGTGCTGCTCCTGCAGGGACTGGATCTGCAGCATGATCCGCTTCTGCGTGCCCTCGTCGCCGGAGGCGAGCGCGAGCTTGCGCAGCAGCGCCTGGCGCTCGACGCGATACTTCGCGTTCTCCAGCGCGCGCAGCTGCTGGACCTCCTGCTCCCCACCGATCTGGCCCATCGCCAGGCGATGGTGGACCATCTCCCGCGCGATCTGGAGCTGAGAGAGGGCCGCGTGACGCGTGCTCTCAATCTCCACCTGGCGCACCTGGCGTCGCTTCATCGCCATCTGCTGGTCGATTCGGAGCATGGCCTGCCCGTGCTCCTGCTCGAGGCGTTCGATCTGCAGCTGCACCTGGCGCTTGGCCACCTCGTCGCTCTTGTCGACCCCGAGCTTCTGCTGGAGCGCGGCGCGCTCGACGCGATACTTCGCCTCCTCGAGCGTGCGCAGCTGCTGGAGCTCCTGCTGCCCTCCGATCTGCCCCATCGCGAGGCGCTCCTTGACCATCTGCGAGGCGATCTGAATCTGAGCGACGCCGGCGGCGCGGGCCGACTCGATCCCGATCTCCTTGATCTGGCGCGAGGTGCGGTCGTACTTCTTGAGGATGTCGTTGTGGAGCTGGCCCCAGTTCGTGGTGTTCAGGGTGGTCCGGGCGGCGGCACGATCCGAGGAGCTCGCGTGTGAATCGTTGGCGAGCTTCTCCGCGGCGGCGCGGGCCTCAGCCAGGTGGGCCAGCTCGCGCTGCATCCTGACCTTCTTGTCCAGCGAGCCCGACTCGCTGTCGATCCAGTGCTTCTGCTGGATGTAGCTCTGCGTCTCCGCATCGACCGCAGCCTTTGCGCGAGCCGCCTCCTTGTTGCCGTGGATCTTCCCGGCGAGGCTCGCCTGTTCCTGCCCGAGGCGGTGCAGCTTCTCGCGCACCTTTTCGATATCGCCCGGGGAAGTGGGGATGAACTCGCGGCCGTCCCACACGCCGCCGCCGGACTTCAGGCGGTCGAGCTCCTTGGCGGTCTGATGGATCGCCTGGTCGACGGCATTGAGCTTCTGCTGGAGCGTGTCGGGCGTCGCCGCCTGCTTGATCGTGTCCCACAGCGAGGACCACATCCACTTCTCGGCATGCAGCCATAGAAGGATGCCGCTCTCCTGGTGCGTGACGTCGGAGGCCCGCTGCGCCATCGCGCTCGACAGACTCTGGACCGCGACGCGCGCCGCCGCCTCGGTGTCGCCTTCCCGCTGGAGCGCCGCGATCTGGTCGTAGGTCGAGGCCGTGAGGAAGTGGTACTGGTCGTTGAGCTTGGTCACCGCCTGGACGGGATTGTCGGCGAGCTTGGTGAACTCGCCCACGACGCTCTTCAGGCTGTCGCCGGTGAGCTGAGCCATCGACGCCGCGCCGATCCCCACCTGGCGCAGCTCGTCGCCAGTAAAGCGCCCCGTCTCCGCGACCGCCTGGAGCGCGGCGCGCCCCTGGCCGATCGTCACCGAGTCGCCGGCGATCTCCTTGGCCATCGCGTGGTATTCATCCCGCGTGACTCCGAGATAGCCGCCACTCTCCTCGACGGCCCGGTTGAAGGCCGCCTCTTCCTCTTCCGCTTTGAGCGCCGCCGTGGCGAATACGCCAATGCCGGCAGCCGCCCCGACCGCCGCCAGGCCCGTCCCGGTGAACAGGTACTTCATCAGGCCGATGCGATTGCTGAGCGTGGCCAGCGTTCCGGGGATGCGCCGCGTGCGCCCCGAGAGCATCTCGTCGACCAGCGCGCTGTACTCACGCGTCGCGCCGCCGCTGGAGAGCTTGAGACCCTCCATCGCCGCCGCCTCGGTACCGGCCGCGGCAGCGCCTTCTTCCTCGGCCGTGGCGGCCGCGCGCTGCTCGACAATGAAACCGGAGAGCGAGTCCCGGACGCCGTTCTGCTCGTCCCTCAACGCCTGGAGCGCGACGGTGTCCCCGGCGGCCGCCGCAGTCGCGGCCGTGGAGGACTCGACGATCCGGTCCCAGCTCGCCCGGAGCGCCGCGGCCTCGCCGGACGCCTCGGCCTCCATCGCGGCCGCGCCACGCGACGAGAGCGCGATCGAATCGATGGCGCCGGCGGCTTTCTGCGCCGACTCCTCCACGCCTTTGTTCGCTTCCTCGAGGGCGGCGCCGGCGCCCGCGTATCCGACGGCCGACGGTGCCGAGGGCGCGGCGCTACTGGAAGCCTCGGCTCCGGTGCTCGCCGCGGCCGCGCCGGCGCCGCCGGACACTGCCATCGAGGCGTTCGCGCGATCGACGGCCGCCGCGGCCGCGTTGGCGCTCGCCGTGACGGAGTCCAGGCCCGCGGACGCCGACGTCGTCCCCGAGTCAGCGCTGGCGCCGGCGGCGCCGATCCCCTTGAGCTGGTCCGAGACCGTGCGGAGCGCCGCGGCCGCCTGGTCGACGCTCGCCTTGATCTTGAGTGCCAGCTCCATTTCCGTGGCCATTGGCTATACTCCGGAAACACCAACGGGAGGGTTCAGGCAATGGCCCTGGTCACGTGCACCGAATGCGGCCGCGAGATCTCCGATCAGGCGGTGAGCTGTCCTGGCTGCGGCGCAGCACCGAACGCGGCGAAGCGAGAGGCTCCCAAGCCGAAGCGCAGCAGCCGCGCCGCCGCGATCATCATCGGAGGCATCGTCGTGGTCGTCGCGGTGGTCGGCATCGAGATCGCCACGGCGCCGAATAACGCCGCGGATCCGGAAACGTCGCAGTCCATCTGCTCGCAGAGCGCGCAGGCCGCCCACTACATCGCCGCGGAGAGCGCGAACAACCCGGGAGGCGTCGTCGCCGTCACCGGCGACCTGGTCGCGAAGGACAGCTACCCGGCCCTCGGCGACAAGCTGCTCGCCCACATCGGCGCCGCCGTCGCGGCCGACCTCAAGGTCGGGAAGACCCCGGCCGAGATCTCCGCGGACGTGCGCTCGAGCTGCAAGCAATAACGCCGGCATCACGCCCCTCGTTTCATCCGCCCCAGCAACCCCTTCAGCTCGCTGCGCTTCATGCGCCGCGGCTTCGGCGGCGGCTTGTAGCCGACGTACGCGGCCAGCAGCGCCCGAGCGGGAGGGCACCTGCGCCACTCCCGGTTGAGCGCCGCCAGCCGCGGCAACGTCATGCACTGGGCGATATACTCCCAGGTCCATCCGGTGTCGGCGATGAGGGCTGCGTAGAGCGCGTCCCAGTCGACGCGCTCCCAGCTTCCCCCGACGGCGAACCCTCCTCGGGCTCGACCTTGCGCAGGCCGGAGACCCCCATCACCGCGTCGAAGACGTCATTGAGGTTGTTGAGGTCCACCCACTTCTTGACGTCCTCGAGGGACACGTCCGGGTAGTTGCGGCGGACCGCCACGTGGATCACGCGCAGCATGGCGGCGCGCCGCTCCTTCAGGGCACGGAAGCCCCCGCTCTCGTCGGCGCGCTGGGAGATGAGCTCGAGGTCCGCCTCGCACTCTTCCAGCTGCTCCATATTGAGGGCCGGGACTATGTAGTCCCGGCCGTTAAGCGAAATTGAAACGCCCTTGATCATGGATTAAGTCCTCACTCGAACCATTCGTCGAAGACCTTCCCGGCCGGATCCGCCTGCGCGGCGAAATCGAGCTCGGGAATGTTGAAGTCGCCCTTCTTCGTCGCGAACGCGAGCTTGTCGCTCGAGCATGCGTACAGACGGATCCCGTGCTTACCCCCGTCGTCCTCGTTCCAGACGATGATCTGGAAGGTCGACGCGACCCCGGCGAGCGTGTTCCCGACCGACAGCGTGTGCCCGGAGGTGTCGCTGTATGTGTAGGAGATGAGCACCGCGCGGCCCTGATCGTCGGTCGAGAAGGTGTAGGTCCCCGTGGAGGGATCCACGCTGTAGGCGCCCTGCACCTCGGAGCCCGCGGCAACCTTCTCGAAGACCGCGCCGGTGTTCGCATCCTTCACGCCGAGGTCGGTCTTGAAGTTCGCGCCGTTCGATGCGACCACCGTGAACGGCGTCGCCGCCGGCACGCTCGCGGCCTCGCCGGCGGCGAGGAGCTCGCGCCCCGTGGCCATCGTGCCAAAGTCGAAGAACAGCTGCTTGAACAGCACCGGATTGATCCGGCCCATCTTCGCCTTGCCCGTGATCTTCGCCTCGGCGCGGCCGATCTTCTCCGGGAAGAGGTTCTGACCGCGGAGCTCCTTCTTCGTGAGACTGAAGTCAATGCTCACGTCCTGGAGGGTGCCGAACTCGGTCGGCGTGGAAAGCGTGTCGCCCCCGACGCCGTAGAGGCGCCCGGACCCGAAGATCGCCTGTTCCTGGAAAACTGCATCGGCTGCCATCGCTGATTACTCCTTCGTCGCCGAGGCCAGGCGAACCTTGAGGTCGTCGATCGCCTGGCGCAGGTGGTTGTAGGAAGGGGTGTGCCGTGACACCGGGCTTCCGTGGATCTGTTCCTGGAACCATCGATCGATCTCCCGATCGATGGCGCTTTTCTTCCTGGACGGCGCGGGAGCCGGAGCCGGAGCGGAAGTCGAGCCCGGCTTCGGGTCCGCCCCCGTGGCGTCGTCCGTCGTCGACTTCTCGTCCTTCTTCACGATCGGTCTCCTACGTGGTGAACTGGGTGATGCGCGCGCGCCAGCGAAGCGGCACGTACAGGGTGCCCGCCGAACTCGGCAGCGGCGGGACGCCCGGCGGTTCGGCCTCGAGCGGCATGACGCCGTCGGTCGCCTTCCAGCCGGTGAGCGTCTTGACCAGGCGCCCGCAGAGTGGTCCGGCGACTTCCATCGCGCCGGTGAGGCGCTTCGGGTCCTTGGCCGATCGCACGACCACGACCGTCATCCAGTCCTGGTCCCAGGCGACCTTCCCGGCCGGCGGAGGCGCGGCGGCCTGCAGCTGCGTACCGATGCGCGCGCCCAGGTAGACGATGTGGCAGGCCGGCGTGATCTGCGCCGAATCCTTCACGCCGGCGAGGTCCGCCGCGTGCGCCACGAGCTGGAAGTCGGACGGCAGCTCGGTCTTGACCCGCTCGATGACCAGGTCGCCCAGCGCGAGGAAGTTCGCGAGCATCAGTACTCCGGCCAGTCACTGGTGAAGTCCTCGAGCGAGCCCGTGGTGAAGGTGCGGTCCGGCGCGTTCGGGTCCGTCGCCGGCGCATCGCTCGGCGCGGGCTGGCTCGCCTCGGCGAGGCCGAGCGTCGCCTTCCCGGACTGAATCGCCTGCAGCAGCTTGATCGCCGCATCGTGGCGCTGCTGCACGAGCTCGGGCACCGCGTCGCTGTAGAGCTCGTAGCGTGCGAGGTCTGCGCAGATCCGCGTAAGCAGCGGCGGCGTGGACGTTAGGGGCAGCTCGTAGCGGCCGCCGATGTAGGCGTCGATCGTCTCGCCGCCCGCGGCGATTGCCGCGTCGATCACGCCCGGGTCCGGCTGGCCGTCGCCGTTGCGATCGGCGAGCGCGTCGATCTCCGGCTCGCCGAACCGGTCGTAGAGATCCTGCTGCGTCGCGTAGGTCATCGGTCAGCGCCGCACCGCGTGAAATCGACGTAGAACTCGTCGCCTTCCTGGAACCGGCCAATCAACGCCGAATTCTGCACGGTCATCCGGAACTCGGCGTTCGGCGTGAACTTGGCGAACGTGTTGTTCTCGTCGGAGCCGTCCTCGGGATAGGCGCCGTCCTTCGCGCGCATGATGGGTAAATCGCTCATCGCTGCCCTCCAGGGCCCCGGCGCACGCTGCGGCGCGCGCCGGGCCAACGGGCGGCTCGACCGTTGTGTATCCGCAGTTCAAACGGTGTCATCGCCATCACGGGGGCATTACTGCGCCGCGTCGCCGCCGGAGGCGCCGTCGCCGGTGCCCTCCGACTCCGGTGCGGATCCGGCGCCGTCGGCTTCTTTCTTGCGTGTCTCCTGGATGAGCTCCTGGAGCGTGGTCTTGTTCGCGTTGCCCGGGAACTCGACCTGGTGCGCCTGCAGCCAGCTCTGCATCTCGGCCTTGGTGCCGTCCAGGACGTCCTTCGTGACGCCTTCGATCTCAGCGATGCCCTCGTGCACCAGGTCCTCGACCTCGTGCCACAGGGCTTCGAACGGCTTGCCGATCGCGTAGAGGATCCCGCCGTGCTTGACCGGCGCCGTTTTCGGCGTGACGGTGACGGCGTCCTTCGGGTTCGGTGTCTGCTCTGCCACGACTGTCTCCGTGGTGGGTGGTTTCGCTTTCCGAAACGGTCCGGCCCACGGGCCGCTTCGGAAAGCGGCCGGCCGCGTGGCCGGCCGCTCCATCTACGCCCTTGCGGGCATCACCCTTACGCCGGGGTCTGGATCAGGAAGCCGGCGCTGAACGCCGAGTCCACCGGCACCCGCTCGTAGTTGACCGGGTAGATCCAGCTGCGGGCGTTGCGGTCCTGGTACGGGACCTCCGCCATCGGGTGGCCGATCATCTGGTAGGTGTACCCGAAGGACGGCTCCTGGTTGGAGGTCGCGCCCTGGGCGACGTAGGCGAGCACCGCGTTGTTGCCCCACACGTCGACCATCGCGCCGGTCGAGTCGTCCCAGTAGACGTCGTCGCCGATGAGCACCTTGTCCAGGTCCCACAGGTTCGCGAGCATCTCGGCGGTGATCGACTCCTTCGACGTGTACTTGAACCGATCGACGATGTTGGGGTTCGTGCGCGCTGCCTTGTACGCCTGGGCCGAGAGGACCAGGACGTTCGGCCGCACGCCGATGCCGGTACGCACCGTCTCCTTGTAGTCGTCGATGTCGGTCGTGGGGTTGCTGGAGGCGTCGCTCCACTTGCTCGTCCCCGAGAGGGCGACCTTGTGGTTCGCGTCGTAGTTGTTCGCATCGAGCGCGAGCGCCGCCTGGTCCGCCTCCAGGCTCTTGCGCACGATCTGCATCGTGCCCCGCAGGTAGATCTGCGCGAGGTTGATGTGCGGCACGCGCTGCGCGTCCTCCAGGATCTCGAAGGGCACCTTGCCCTCGATCGCATCCTGGACGAGCGCGAACTTGTCGCCCTGGTAGCCGAAGTCCGCCCGCTTGGTGGCCGCGCCGGGCGTGCGGCGCATGTTGTACCGGCGGAACGCCTCGGGGCCGAACTGGATCACCTGGCCGCCGCGGGTCGTGACCGGGACCTCCGGGAACAGACCCGAGCCGACGAGGTTCGGGAACTTGTAGCCCTGGACGACCTCGGTGATGATCGGATCGATGACGCGCGCGCCCGCGGGCGAGAGCTGACCGATGCCGAAGAGCATCCCGAGACCGCCGAGCCCGTGGCCCGCCGCGGGGGAAAGGGCCGCGAAGGCCGGATGCGTCGCCGTGACCAGGCCGATGGCCGCGATGGCCACCGCCAGGAAGACGCGCTGGAACTGCTGACTGCGCATGGCGTGCATACCTCCTTAGCGCCGGGTGATGACTTCGATGATGTCGCCGGCCGCGGCGGCCGCTTCCAGCGCATCGGCGAAGATGTACTCGGGCGGGATCGAGCCCGAGAGGATGTTGCCGTTGGCCGCGGTCGAGGTGACCTGCGTCGCGCCGGCGGCGACCCCCAGCTGCGAGGCCGGGATCGCCCGACCCTGGGCGTCGACGATCAGCGCATCGCCCACATTGATCGCGGCGCCGGCCTCGACCAGGACGGTGTCGTCGACATTGACCGGGAACTCCTGGCCGTCCACGGCGTCGTAGGCCGCCACGCCGAGGACCTTCTGGCCCTGGACGGTGGCCTGCGCGCCGTCGAAGCCGACGGCCCGGTACTGCGTGACCGCGCCCGAGGCCTTCTTGGTGAGCGCGAGAGTGACAAGTGACTGGCGTCCCATTGGTGGTTACTCCTCCGTTTCCAGGGCAGCCACCGCCTCGGCGAAGCTGCACTCGTGTTTGCTCGCGTACGCCTTCGCCTTGCGGTGAAGCGCGGCACGCTCCGGGTCGACCTGCAGGCCGGGCTCGTGGGTGAACGAGGCGGCCGCGCGTGCGGCGTGACCGTCGCCTTCGGCGCCCGCGCGCTCGCTGAAGTCCACGCGCGAGGGCAGCGAGCCCAGGAGATCGCGCAGGATCTCCGCCGAGGGCTTCTTGACGGTGCCGTCGCCCTCGGCAAACTCGACCTGGGCGTCCTCGCCGAACGAGGCCAGGAGCTCGGTGAGCGGGGCCTGTTCGCGCGGGAGCACCTTGCCCGCCTTGGCGAGCCCCTCCACGAACTCGACGGCGTCACGCTTGCGCGCCTCGGCCGCCTTCTTCTGCGCCTCGCGCTCGCGGGCCGTGATCGCCTCGTCACGCTCGGAGAACTCGGCCTCCTTCTCCGCGACGGCCTTCTCACGCGCGGCGATCTCCGCCTCGCGCGCCTTGATCTGCTCTTCGGTCTGCACGGTGGTGCTCTCCTCGGAAAAGGAAATGGAATGCGCCTTGGCCCAGTCGCGGGCGCTCTGCGGCAACGCGCCGGTCCAGCCGTGGCGCCTGGCGATGTCGAGGATCCGGCGGCGCACGGCCTCGGGATCTTCGGCGTGGCCGGCGAGATCCCAGGCGTCCTTCACGTCCGCCGGGCCCTTGATGGGGAAACTCTTGTGCGGGCCCGCGTAGTCCGGGTCCGCGAATTCGGGTGCGCGCACGAGCCGGCGGAGCGCCGTCGTGAGAAGTGAGAGCAGACCGGGCTCGTCCTCGCCGAACTCGACCTCGAGCACGCCTTCCTCGTCGGCGGCGAACTCGGCCGCCTTGAGGCCCTTCACGGCCGGCGGGTGCGCGCCCAGGAATCCCACGTGGCGCACGTAGTAGGCATCGGCGCCTGGGCCTTCCTGGATCGGATGGCTGCGGTGGCCCGGCGGGTAGAAGCTCGCGCTCACCTTCTTGAAGCGGCCCGCCTGGACCATCTCGGCGAAGTCGGTGTCGACCTGGTCGGGGACGGCCGAGAGGCCGTCGGTGCCGTATTCAAGCGAGCGCACCCAGCCGTAGGCGGGCGCGTCGGTCGAGGGATGGCCGACGACGATCGGCGCCTCGTGCTTCGCCGGGTCGTAGGCCGCGGCCGAGGCCCTCAGTTGGGCCTCGGTGAACTCGATCGTCTCGCCCTGGCGGGATCGGTGACGCCCGGGGCGGAAGATGTGAATGCGCTTCATGGCACCGCAGTCTGCCCACCGGGCGAGCGCGGCATAAGTTGGAAGGCGCTTCCCACGCCGGCGCCAGGACGAATGCGGCGCGAGCGGCGTCGAGAATACCCCTCCGGCGCGGGTGGCGCAATCGCCGCGACGGTGCTAGAGTTGGATTGCGGGGCTGACTACCCCTTGACCATAGGCGGATCCGCACCCGACAGAGGCGGCTTTTTTATGCGAGTTCCAAGGCCGGGTGGCGACGGGAATACAAGACCCTTCGGGGGAATACCGTCGGCCGCACCTATGGGCGGTAGTCACCACCCGGCCGCCCAAACCAACTGACTTGAACCATAGGAGATTCGAATGGCCATTCCCACCGATCGCCCGATCGACCGGGCCGAGTCCGCGGCCAGCGAGCTGCGGGCCGTAGCTGACCTCATCACCTCGGCCGATGACTTGCACTGCGTGCGAGCCGACGAGCTCGCCATGCTGATGAGCAACGTCGCACGGCGCCTGGACGCCGCACTCGATGATCTGGCGAGCGTTCCGCGCCGCCGACTGCATTCCGTTTGAGGAGGGACTTCCGTGGAACTTACGCTCAACGACGAATACGCCATCGCCTCCGATAGGCGCCAATACATCGTTCGACGCCGCGAAGGTACTGACTGGAAGAACCGCTGCTACTGGCGTTCTCCTGCACTCCTGCGAGCATGGCTTGCGGATTCCGGCAGGGGCGCTGGATTGCCGCAAAGCGACCTTGAGGGTCTCGACCGGTTCGTCGAGGTATGGGACGCCGTACGCAAACAGGCGAAGAACGCGGCGCCAGGTCACGCAGTCGACGCGGACATGTTCGCGGTGGACTGGGACGGGCGCCAATGGGTGCTGACGCAGACCGCCCACTCGGATCGGTTCTACTTCGCCGAGCGCGGAGACGCGCTCCTCGCGGCCTGGGACAATATCGCCAGGGCGGCCAAGGGGAGGTCAGCCGAAGAATTGGAGGCCGAACTTCGGCGTCTCGGCAACGAATTCCTGAAGGCCATCGGAAAGGAGGCCCTAGAACCCGTTTAAACCCCATTTAAATTTTGAGATCGCGGTTCCCACGGGCCCACGCCCCCGCGACACCACTCAGGCGCTCTGAGCGCCTCTCAGGGCCCCGTCCGCGACGGGGCCCTTTTTTGACCACTGGACACTTTTGCACCAGTCACGGCGCGGCCTCCGAGAGCCATGCCTGGAAGATCTCGAGGATCTCCTGCTTGTCGGCTGCCGTGACGCCGAGGAAAGGCCGCGCCGGCAGGTTGATCTCGGGGCGCCCGAACTGCTGCGCGGCCGCATAGACGCGGTTCGACCCCCACTCGGCACTGCGGCTGTCGGCCTGCCAAGCGAGCTGGTCCGCCAGGTGCCCGTGGAGGACCAGGACGAGGTCGGCGCCGCGCGATGCGCGCTTGCGCTTGCTCGCCAGGTAGCGCTCGGTGAGCGGCGCCCAGCTCGCGATCGGGTCGTCCGCGTTCTGGCTCTCGATGCGCTCGCGCGTGGAGGCGACGCCGTACTGCGCGAGCTCGGCCATCGCCGGTTGCGGATCCTCGAGCTTGTCCAGGAGCTGGCGCAGCATCGCGAGCACCGCCTCGTCCTGGTACTCGATCTCGATCCGCGCGCCGCTCACGAGCCGCCGTCCTTCGAGCCCTTGTGCCCCGCGCCGCCCGCGGCGCCGATCTGGCCGGCCGGCGCCTCGAGCTCATCGAGCGCCGGGGCCGGCGGCGCGGTCGGGATCGAGGAGAGATAGTGCGCGAGCGCCGTCTGGAAATCGTGCTCGAGCTCGTGCTGGAGGATCTCCTGGACCGCGCGCTGCGTCTCCTGGTAGACGGTCTGGCCGGGCGCATAACCGAAGCCGGGGTCGATGCCCTCCGGCACCGAGACGGTGCGCGGGCTTGGGCCCTTCGTGCCCACGGTGACCGTGCGCGTCTTTACCGCCGGGGCCTCGTCGGGGCCGTTCTTGCCGAGCTTGCGCAGCCGGTGCTCGCTCACGCCTTCGACGTAGCAGGTGCAGCCCCAGCCGTTCGGGGGGAAGTGCGTGTCCCACCACGGGTCGTCATGACGCAGTACAAGGCCGTTCCAGCCCTCCGGCGGGTGCGCGATATGCAGCGGTCGGGGAACCTTGTCCAGATGCGAGTGCTTGTAGATCCAGTAGGGGAAGGCGCGCGTGTTGGCCTTGAGCTGGGCATAGCGCCCGGCGGCGTAGCTGGTGCGCAGGTTCGTCTCGTAGATGATGCGCGTTCGCCAGTTGCGCCCGCCCGTGTAGCTCCAGCCGTGGCGTGCGACGATCTCGTCGAAGTCCTTGCGGAATTCCTCGAGCGTGGTGCCGTCGCGGATCGCCTTGTTGACCGCCTCGCGCAGATCCTGCAGAAGCTCGGCCTTGGCGGCGCCGGCGACCATGAAGCCCGAGTCGTGGTCCGCCTGCCAGAGATCCGTCCAGGACGCGGTCGGCACGTTGACCTTCCGCAGGAAGAAGGCGATCTGCTCGCGGAAGTTGAGGCTTCCGTAGGAGGCCATTATTCGGCCTCGTCAGCGGCGTCCGCGCGGCCCTGCAGGTTGGCGAGCGTGAGTGCGTGGCTCATGACGGTCGCGAACTCCCGGGCGTCGAGCTCGGAAAATGCGGCCGTCAGACGCCGCGAGAGATCCGGGAGACTCGTCGCATCGGCCGCGATCGCGCGGATCTGCCCGAGCCACTTCTCAACCGCCGGCTGCGCGCGGTGCTCGAGCTGGCTGGCGATCGCCTGCTCCGGCGCGACCTCGGCGAAGGATGGCGCCGGCACGTCGCTTGCGGAAGCGGGCGCTTCGCCGGGCGCCGGCGCCGGCCCCGAGCCCTGCGCCTTGATGTCCTCGAACTCGGTATCGAACATCTCCTCCATTTTCTCCCGCGTCGGGCGGTAACCGGCCTTGGCGAGATTGGAGATGGCGGTCGACATGTTCACCCAGTCGGTCGGCTCCTTGGTCTGGCGCCATACGCGCGGGTAGGCCGCGCCGGGGTAATTCCAGTCCGTCAGCCACTTCGCGGGGCCGGCGTTGAAGCTCGAGCATAGTTCGTCGGCGTCGGCCTTGACGAGGTCGCTGCGCACCTCCTGCGCCATGCCCTCTCCGCCGAGACGCCCGGGTGTCGCATCCGCCGCGCCGGTGTGCCCCACAACCATCTTCGAGATCGCATCGTCCATGCGCTTCTGCAGCGACTCGTAGTCGGCGGTCCCGCTGCGCGCGGCCTCGATCAGCTCGATGGCCATCCCGTCGGGAATGATGACGCCGGAGTCGGTCGTGATCGCCGCGAGCGCCTGGAGCAGTCGCTGCTTTTCCTCGTAGGTCGCGCCGGGCTGGTAGGTGCCCTTGGCCGTCGGCATGCCGAACTTCTCCAGGAAGATCAGCCAGAAGCGCAGCCCGTTGCGCTTGAACAGCACCGGCCAGTAGACGAAGTGGCCGACGCCGAGGCCGTAGGGCTCGTCGTCGTTGTCGGTCCCGGCCGTGTAGAGCCAGAACTTGCGCTCGGGCAGCAGCTCGCCCATGAGGTCGCCGAAGGTGAGAAGACGCATCCGCTGCGCTCCGTCGAAACGGAAACGGCGCGCCTTTCGCACCTTGATGCGCTCGATCACGACCTCGCGGCCGTCGCGTCCGTAGAGCAGCTCGCCGACCGAGTAGCCGTAGAAGCGCCCGTAGAGCATCTTGTCGGTGACCGCGTCCCAGTTGAGGTTCGAGATCTGGGCCTTGAGCGATTCCGCGGCCTTCTTGTCGATCGCGCGCGTGCCCCCGGGCTCGACGAACCAGTCCTTCGAGACCACCGCGCCGCGGCGCTGCTGGAAGGTGGCCGCGACCTGGCTGTCGCGCAGCAGGTCCTCGTAGAGCCTGAGATCGCCGCCGCCGCGCTGGCGCAGGACCTGGTCCTGCGGCAGCATGAGGATCTGCGGGGTGACATAGCCGCGGGTGATGTCGCGGCCGTCCAGCGTGGTCGCGACCTGGTTGGGATCCGGCCGGACGCTGCGCGCGGGCTTGAGCTCCCCGACCGCGGGGTCCGCGAAGTCCGCGGGCACCAGGACGCCGCTGGGGCGCTTGACGTGCGAGTCAGCCATCAGAACCCTCCGAAGTCGTTGAGGCCGCCGACGACGCCGAAACCGGCGTCATCGACGATACGGCGCCTGGGCAGATTCTCGACCCCGATGGACTGGCGCGGGCCGAGGGATTCGAACTCGACCGGCACCACGTCCTGGCGACTCGCGAAGTGCGCGAGCCATAGCGCGATTGCCGAGTCCGCGTGGCGGGGCTTGCCGTCGGTGCCGTTCATGCGGGCGTTGTCCGGGACCTTGGCGACGCCCTTGTCCATGCGGATCGCGCGCAGGTCCGCGCGCACGTCGGCATCCTTCGGGATCACGATGGTGCCGTCCTCGAACGCCGCCTTGAACGCCGGCCCGTTCTCCCTGTACCACTCGGTCGTGAGCATCACCGGCACGATGCGGCTCATGCCGTAGCGCTGCCAGGCGTGCTCGGCGATCATCTGGCCGTTGCCGCGCGCGTCATTCGCGCCGCACTGGAACTTCGGCAGGTGGTCGATGATGTAAAAGAGCACCTGCTCCTGCTGGTCAAAGGGGATATTGCGCATCTCGACCAGGAAGGTCGTGCGCACCGTGAGATCCCGGCCGCGCTCCCACGGGCCGATCACCGAGAGGTCGCCGCTGCGCCCGAAGTCCATGCCGTAGCCGTGCTCGAGGTTCTCGTCCAGCGCATCCAGAAGCGGCGCCAGGTGGTCCTCGATCCACGCCTCGCACTGGCCGTGGCGCTCGGCCTTGGACAGCGCCGCGAAGGCGTCCTTCGCCTCGTAGCGCAGCACCGGCGCGGGCTGCATGCAGGACTCGATCAAGACGCCCGAGAGGAAGCTCCCGGAGCCGGATTTGGGGATCGCATCCAGCTCCTCGGCCGCATCGTCTCCGTAGAAGGCGTAGGCGTCGGCGACCCAGCGGTCCTGTTTCTCCTGGCTCCAGGGCTCCTCGGCGAGCTCGCAGATGCGCCTGTACATGCCGTCGGCCACGGCCTTCGCGAAAGGGTAGCGGTGCACGGTGCCCTTGCGGCGCCCGGCGCGGATCTCGGTGATGAGCTCGTTGAACTCGTTGTCCTCGCCGTTGTGGGTCGAGATCACGCGCACCTTGCCGCCGCGCAGGATGGTCGCCAGAACCGCCTTTAGAACGCCCTTCAAATCCGGGTGGAAGGCCGCCTCATCCAGGACGAATACGCCCTGCTTGCCGCGCGCGCGGCTGGGCGCCGAGGACAGCGCCACGATCCGATTGCCGGAGGGGAAGCGGATCTTGTAGGTCTGGATGCCCTTGTCGGGATCGTCCTTCGGGAGCACCACGCCGAGTTCGTCCTCCCAGCTCCCGATCTCGGTCTCGCTCGAGGCCTTGTTGAAGACCTTCGCCCACTTGGCGCAGGTCTCGATGTACTCGATCGCGTCTTCCTTCGCCTGGGGGAAGTAGTAGACGTTCTGGCCGCCGTCGCCGCGGTTGGTCGAGGCGATCAGGACGTCATCGGCCGCCTCCGCCCAGGTGATGCCCGTGCGCCGGCCCTTCTCCTGGACCTTGAGCGGGGAGGGATCGGCGATCCACTCCCGCTGGCCGCGGAGCAGCATCCCCTCGGAGAGCGTGCTCATGCGACGACGCCCAACAGCTCCCGGCGCAGGTCCTCGGCCTGTTTCTCCGACAGGCCGTTGCGGCTGGCGTAGGCATCGGCCCGCTGCTGGATCTTGGCGCGCACCTGCTCGGCCCACTTCTTCTGCGTGACGCTCGCGCGGGCGAGCTCGGCCACCATGTGCCCGATCTTCGAGAGGTTCTTCGTCTGCTCGGCCTCGTCGAGTTCCAGGAGTATCTCGAACGTCTTGGTCTGCACCAGGCGCAGCAGCGCCTCGTTCATGGCGCCCTCGTCGTCGCCGGCCTCCGCGGCGAGCGTCTTCGCCTGATCGGTGGCGACCTTGAGGGCCGACATGCGCTGCTCGAACTGGCGTCCGTAGCGGTGCACGGAGCTTTTCGAGATCTCGTAGCCCGCCTCGCACAGCCAGTCGGCCAGGTCCTGGTAGTTGGAGAAAGCATTGCGCAGCAGCCGCCGCTCGAGCTCCTCGCGGACCTCGCCGGGCAGCTGAGCGACGGCGCTGCGCTGTGCCATGCGGGCTTACCAGTACTTCGGCGGCCGGGCGATGCCGGGCTCGCAGTCGATCTCGTACTCGGCGAGATCCACGCCGTGTCGGGTGAGCTTGCAGTCCCAGTTCGGCTGCATACCGCGCCCGGCGACGACCAGGAGCTCGCGGGTCTCCAGATAGTCGATCTCGCGGCGCAGGTCATGCTGCGTGAGCGGCATGTCGGGGCCGGCTACGGCCTGCATCAGGATATCTTCGGAAACCGGAAAGGGGCGCCCGATGTTCAGCGTCTGGAGGATCCTCCAGCGCAGGGTCTCCCGGCGCGTCTTTTCAATATGATCACGATCCACGACCATTGAACCTCTCGTGTAGGAATTGCCAGATTGCGTCGACCTTCTGCTCAAAGCGAGCGAAGTACACGAGCGCGTCCTCTCTCCGGATGTAGTTCTTCGCTACGTCGACCTTGTGATCACTGAGCTCGCGGCGCACCGCCTGGATGTCGTCGTCCTGGGAGGTGTCGCGCTCCATCAGCTCCATGAGCTTCGAGGCGGTGTCCTCGCTCTGGCGTTTGAGGAGCATCTTCACCGCCCACAACAGGATCGCGGAGTAGACGGCCAGGAGCGCCGCGAGCGTCCCGACCATCGCGGCGATGTAGTGCCAGTCCCAGCCGCCGGATGCCGCCGTCATTGCCGCCTCCGCTCGTGGTCGCCCTCGCACTCCGCGCAGCGCTCGGCGTGCGGCACCAGGCGGATCCGCGCGGCCGGGATCGGCTCGCCGCACTCGACGCAGTGGCGCACCAGCATCCCCGACTCACGCAGCCGCTGCGCGATACGCTCCTCCTCGGCCCGGCGCGCCGCACGCAGCGAGAGCGCCCGCTCTCGGTCGCTCTGCTCGATGCGCGCCGCGCTCTCGAAATACGACTCGTCAGCCATGCCGCCCGTTGACGCCCTTTATCTTCTCGACCGTGCGGTAGCCGCCGAGGCCCAGAAGCCCCAGCAGAACCGGCATCATCTGGCTCATGTCGAGCGACGGCAGCTGCACCGGATGGCCGAGCGCGGCGGCCGACCAGGAAGCGATCGGCTCCAGCACGAACTGCCACGCGAACGCCGCGCCGCAGACCCACAGCAGGAAGGGCCGCGCGCCGGCCACGAACAAATTCCCGCTCGCCGCCTCCTTGGCGTTGATGTCGGTCTGCGCCTGCACCAGCGTGGTGTAGGCGTCGATCCGCTTGAACTCGCCGCTCTGCTGCATCTTCAGCAGCTCGAGCTTGGCCTCCTTAGCCTTCTCGGGATCCGGGAAAAAATGGTCGATCAGCTTCGAGCCGATATCGCCGATGATTCCGAGCGGGTTGAGGTCGGAGAGGATGCTCACGGGTCAGGCCCTCCAGTGTCCGGGGTATGCGCGGATCGCCCAGGTGACGACGTAGATGCAAACCCAGGCGGTCGCGATCTTCTCCTGCCACGCCGTCTCCTCGCGCCACTTCCACCACACGAAGGCGACCGTGACCGGGTAGGCGATCGCAAGACCGAGGAGAAGCCCGCTGTGCGCCTGGACCGCGACCAGGACCTCGAGCACCGCGGCGAGCACAAAGGCGACGCCGGCCGAGGCGAGGTGGACCCGGCGGTGTTCGCTCCCGAACAGGAACGCCCAGGTGTCGCTCAGCATCGCCATGAGGACCGCCGCGGAGATCGTCGCGGCCAAGGCGAAGGCTGCAATGCTCAACTGGCAGCCCATGAGGAGCAGCGCGAGCGCCAGCGCGCAGAACCCCGCGTCCTCCGCGAGATGGTGTGGCCCGGTCAGGAAGTAGGAAATCGGCTCCTGGGTGACATCTACGCTCCCGTCGCGGGCGAGTTCGACGTAGCTGCAGAGGATGACGAATGCGAGGACCAGAGCGCCGATCAGGATCTCTATCATCGGTCCCCCTGAAGCGCCTTGAAGCCGCCGTGCGCGCGTACGGTATCGACGTAGCCCTGATTCACCCACTTGCCGTCATCGCCGCGCCGCGGGCTGCCCGCGTTGTAGGCCGCCACGACGCCCTCCCAGCCGTAGTGGTCCAGGAATCGCGTCTTGAGGCTCAGTAGGTGCTGGCAGCCCCACTGCAGCCCGATGTAGGCGTCGCAGAGCGCGCCGAACGGCCGCAGGAAGCCAAGCTCGCGGGCGACCGCGCCCATCACCTGCATCGGACCCCAGCTCATGCGCTGACCCCACCATTCCGTTGCGATGGATTCGTTATCGATCGCCGAGAAGCCATTGGGTGGCTCCGCGGCGTGAAGCTCCTCGCCGGTGAGCTCGCGGAAGGGCTTCTTGTTCGCCACGTCCCACATGTAGCGATAGCCGGGCTCGGCGCGCACCGCTCCGCGCACGCCGCTCGACTCCGTCGCGACGATCGCCGCGATCAGGGAGGCGGGCAGCCCGTATGCACGCGAACACTGCGCGATGTCGGCGGGGCTGACGGTTCCGGTGACTTGTGCCATGCGGCCAAGGCTACGGGCCGCATGACAAGGGCGTAAGTGGGAAGCGGCTTCTAATCGGTATCGCGGATGCCGCGAGGCTCATCATAACGCCAAAAAAGAGGGCCGCGAACTGCGGCCCTCCGGTGGCGTGATCCGGCTAGGCCGGCATGGATTCGGTCAGGGATTCGACGGGAGCACCGGCCCGGGCCGAGGAGCCGAAGCGGCGCCGGTGACGGTCGGGTCGTTCTGCATCACCTGGCGCACCTCGGTCATCTGGAACGGCTGCGCAGGCGTGTTGCAGCCCGACTGGTACTGCCAGGTCGAGGCCGCCTGGACGCTCGTCGCCGCGGCCGCCGCAGGCACATACCAGTAGTAGGCGGGGTTGGAGTAGTCGCTCGGCGTCATCACGCCCGCCTGCGGGTTCAGCGTGAAGACGACGCCGGCGATGAACGCCGCCACCGAGTAGCCGGAGTTGCCGTTGACATACATCGTCCCGGTGCAGCCGGTTCCGGTGAAATAGGTCTGCGCGGCGAAGCCCGAGGCGTGCGGCTCCTGGATGTAGCCGTTCCCGCTCGCCGACGCCTCGGACACATCCAGGTAGTAGCCGTCGCAGGTGGACACGCTAAGGATGCTGCTGGTGAGCGCATCGGCCGAATCCGGGTGCCCCTGCACCGTCCAGGTGCAGCTCGCCGTCGTCGAGCTCGCCGTTGCGTAGGTAATGCCCCGCGTGGTGGCCCCGGATCCGCCGCTGGAGACGGCGAGCTTGAGCTTCGCAGCGCTCTGCACGCTCGCGAGCTGGGACTGCAGCGTCTGGATGGTTGCCGCCTGGCTCGAGATCTGCGCCTTGAGCGGCGCGACGGCCGAGGCGATCGCCGCGGTCATCTGCGCCTGGGTCACATAGCCCGAGTCGTCGTCCGCCCGGCTCGACCCGCCGTTGCAGGCGCTCACCAGGGCCCCGACGGCGAGCGACGCCGCCACGGTAATCAGTGCTCTCTTGAAGATCGTATTCACGGTTTCATACCCCCAAAGTGCCGGATTCCCGGCGTTCGCGTTTGCGGCCGTGCGGCCGCGCCTCCCTCAGTCCGACGTTGCGAACAGGTCGAACTGGGGATCATACCCACGCTCGCGGGCCCGCTGGATGGCCAGCGTCACGCCGCGCATGGTGAGTTCGTGCTTCTCGGCGAGCTCGGAGATGCTGCGGCCCGCCTCGTGTTCCTCGGCGATCGCCCGGTCGCGCATCGCCTGGACGAGCTTTCTGACGCGCGGGATCTCGACGGTCTCGCGCGGGTACTGGCCGATCAGCCAGCGAAAGGCATGGCGCCCGAGGCGCCTCTCGATCTCGTGCCCCGGCACGTAGCGCTCGGGCACATACAGGCGCCGGCCGCCGAGCCAGCGCGCGAGCGCAAGCGCCGGCGAGACGCCGTGCGATTCGGCCAGCTCTCCGAGTATCCCGGGCAGCTCCAGATCGGCCTCAGTCACGGTTTCCCCCTTCGCCGCGGCGTGAGAGTTGGGCGTTTCCGCGTTCCTGGCTGCGGCGGTAGAGCGCATCGAGGCGCGCTTCGGCCTCGGCGTTGCCGCGCGGATCCTCGGCCGGGAGGCCGGGCTCGGGCCGCGTCGGCGCGCTCTCCGCGCGCTTGGTCGCCAGCGAAAAGACGGTCTGGTACAGGTAGCCGTGGCCGGTGAGCGGCAGGTCCAGGAGGTCGCGGCGCGTGACCATCTGCTCGAGCGCCGCGCGCCACACGCTCGCGGGCGCCGGCGCCTGCTGGCGAGCCCGGCGGATAATCCCCGATTGAACGGCCTTCGAAAGCTCCTCGACGATGGCTGCAACCCGGCGCCAGGCGAGCGCGCGGCCCTCGTGCCGGAAGAGCCCGGCGTACTGCAGCGCCAGCTCGCCCAGCTGCGGCGGCAGCGCCGCCACGGCCTGGCAGGCCCGGCGCGCATCGGCGTCGGTGAGCGCGGCCTCGAGCGCGAAGCGGGCGAAACACACGGGGCACGTCACCTGCATTACGCGCGGCTCCGACGCCGCTGGTCGATCTCCAGCGCCGCGATCAGGTCATGCAGCTGCCAGGCGACCAGGTGTTCCCACCGATCCACATGGAACATGTGCCGCGCCATCGAGTCGGCGTAGCGGTGCCCGCGGCCGTTCGCGGCAAGCATCGCGCAGACCTTTCGGCCCATCCGCCAGCGCCCCTCCGGCAGCGTGATGCGGGGCTGGACCCAGCGGCCGCGCGGGATGCGCTCGGGCAGCCGGCTCGCCAGGTGCTTGATCAACTGTCCGCGCTCCCAGCTGTCCAGTTCGCGCGCGGTGCGCGTGCGGCCGCGGCTGAACATTCCGACGAGGCTCCGGTAGTCGTCCTCGATGAGACGCAGGTCGCGCTTCAAGGCGTGGATGCGGGCCAGTTCGCGCCGGCGCTTGTCCTGTGGCTCGTGCATGATCACCTCCAGCCGCTGGGCGTCGCGGCGCAGGAAACGTGCCCGGTCTCGGTCGGCCGCGCTCGCGAAGGGGCCGCGCTCCATGCGCGACGCCTGCTCGTAGAGCTCGCGGATCCGCTGGGTGAGATCGAGGCTCACCGGCGCCCCCGCTTCGTCACCGGGAGCGGCTTGTAGGTGTAGGTCAGGCCCGCGCCCTTGAGCCGGTGCTGGACGGATCCACCGCACCGGGCGCAGAGCACGGTCGCGCTGCAGCTCCCGTCCTTCTTCGCCAGGAACAGCTGCAGGTAGAAATTGCGCGAATGCCCGAGCGCGAAGCACGCGACGCGCCGCGCGGTCTTGCCAATGCGCTGGCGCCGGTCAGTGGACATGCTTGCCTCGCAGCGTTCCGCCGGCCGCCAGCCGCTGGCCGCCGACCAGGTGGTACAGGTCGGCCTTGACCGAGATCGGATCCCCGCAGCGCTCGCAGTGGCTCTTGATCGCCCGCAGCGACGCGAGTTCGAAGGTCAGGTCCACCTTCACCGCATGCCCGCGGGCCATGCAGACGAGACGGCGCCAGGCTTTGCGGGCCGGCTGCAGCCAGCCGCCGATCGGGCGAGCGCTCCGGAGCGCCTTGCGGATGTCCCCGGCCCAGCCGACGGCGAGGAAGACCAGGATCAGGCAGATCGCGAGCGCCCAAATGGTGAGGGCGATCCATCCCGCGACGTAGGCCGCGTCGCTCAGCACATGGAAAAACGTAGCCATCACTTCACCTCCAGGTGTCGGGCGGCGCCCGCGATCAGCTTGTCGACGTCGGGGTCCACGGCCTTGACGAGCGGCACGTCGGAGTCCTCGACGATGCCGATGCCGAGGCGCTTTAGATCGCCGACCTGCAGGTCCTTGACCGCCTGCAGGTCCACTTCCTCCTGCACGCGGATCAGGAGCTCGGCCTGCTCTTCCGGAAGGAGCCTGCGGATACGCGCGATGGTGCGTTCCTGGTCGCTCACCTCGACCTTGCCGCGTTGCTTGCGCAGGCCGAACTTGATGCCGTAGGCCACGCGGGTCTTCGGCTTGTCGAAAAGGTGCGTGCTCTCGGCAATCATCGCCTCGAGCGCGGTCCGGTACTCGATCGTCTTTCCGAGCAGGCAGCGGATGTGGTCGGCGTGCTTGGCGCGCACGTCCTGGAGTTCGCGCTCGGCCTCGGTCGCCGCGGCCGCAAGTTCCGTCCGGACCCGGGCGAAGCGCTCCGCCAGCTCCTCCATCCGATCCATTTCGGTCATCTTCTCGGCTGGTCTGCTCACGCGCGCACCTCCTTTCTCGGTCGCATCCAAATGCCGTTCTCGTGTTCTTCCAGCAGCCCGCGCAGCCGCAGATACCGGCACGCGGTCTCGAATGTCTCTCGGTCCTCGGCGTCGCGCGGCGCGCGCCACCAGGCGTTGCGGAAGCGCTCCAGCTCGGAGTCGCCTGCGCCGGGATGCATGTGCCCGCAGGTGGTGATGTCGGCCTGGGCGGCCGACTCGGCGAGTTCGCGCTCCAGGCGTGCGATCTGCGGATCGAGTTGGCGCCGGGCTTCGATCAGCTCGCCGTCTTGCGCGACCGGCTCGTGCTGGCAGCCGGTTACGTAGCCGCGATTCGGGGCGTCGTAGATCCCCGCGCCGCAGACGTGGCATTGATAGTTGTTCACCGTCTCCCTCCACAGCCGGCCTCGAGCCGGCGCTTGGCGATCTCACCGTAGGCGCGGCGCAGCGTTCGATCGCCCTGGATGCGAGCCCAGCGGATCGCGCGCCATCCCTGCGGCGAGACGAAGACCACCCACTCCGGGCGCCGGCACTCGGTCAGCGCGATCGCGGTAGGCGTGAAAGCTGGCGCGCGGCGCTCCCGCAGCGTCGAGCCGAACAGGACGCCGCCGGCGAAGGCGCAGCCCAGGACGAGGGCCAGCAGGATCGCGGTGCTCTGGCGGCCGCGGAAGCTCATGCTTTCCCCCAGTCGCGGCAGACAGCGCGCGCACGGGTCGCGAAGTTGTGGCGCAAGCATTGGCGTCCCGAGCCGGTAGAGCGCGACAGATGCACGCAGTTGGCGCAGGTGCTCGCGCCCACCGCCGGGGCCCAGGCGGCGCGGGCACGTTGCTGCTCGACCCAGCTGCCGGACGGATCCGCCTTCACGACGGCAACCGGTGCTGGCCGACCAGGTCCGGGATGGCCTGCTTGGTCATCGCCGAGACCTGGCGCAGGCTCTTCATGGCCCGCTCGGTGAGATAGGCGCAGGAGTCGAGCAGCTCTTCCTCGCTGGCGGCCAGGAAGTAGCCGCTCGCCGGGTGCGCGCAGACGTGGTGGCCCTCGAGGCGCAACTCCTCGACCAGGTGGCGCACCTGGCGCTCGGCGCCGGCGTCGGGCAGGAGATCCCCGCGGACCTCCTGGACGAGCTTGCGCACACTCGCGCCGTTTTCGCGGCCGATGTGGCGGCTGAGCGCCACGAGCAGCTGGTGGCGGCTGATCCGGCTCATGCCGAGAACTCCCGGACGGCAGCGCGGGCTGCGTCCCGGTGGGCCTTGAGCACGGCGAGCTTCTGCGGGTCGCAGCAGGCGACGACGTACTCGTCGAGCGCCGCATGCGCCTGGTCGGCGTTGCGCTGCAGCAGATCTCCGAGCGTTCCGGACGTCGCGGTCGGTGCGCGGCGACCGCACCGGGCGATCTTCTCGTGGGCATTGCCCGGCCCGCTCGTTTTGCGCCGCCGTGGTGCAGCCTTCGCCGGATCGGTCTTCGTTTCTGTTCCGTTCGCGCCGAAGGAACCGGGTAGCCCGATGCGCCGGGAGTGTGTAGCCCCTACCGCCTCGACCAGTCCCTCAAAGACAGCCACTTGGAGACGCTTGTAGCCTCGACTGCCAGAGATTGTCGCCCACCTCAGCTGCTCCAGCGCCTCGCGCGGGCGAATCGGCCCCGTGCTCCTGAGCAGGGTGACAATCTCGTGCCGCCAGTCGTCGAGTTCGGGCGCCGGCGTCTTCGGCAGCTTCACGCCCTTCGCCACGCTGTAGAGCTGGACGTCGCCCACCTCCTCGTGGCGCACCTTCCCCTCCGCGACAAGCGCCTCGAGCGCGGCGCAAACGACGCGGTGCCCGAGCCCGGCGCGCTCCATGACATCGGCCGCTTCAGCACGCTCGCCAATGTCGGCGAGCGTGCGAAGGACCACGTCGTTGGCCGCACTCACTTGACCGCCCCGGGCGCGAGGCTCGGCGCGTAGGCCGAGCGTGGGTAGCGCGCCTTGGCGGCGATCTGGCGCCGGGCATAGGCCCGCTCCTGCGCCTCGCGTTTGCCGCGGCACCGCGGGCACTCGCCGGACACCAGGTGGTGGTCGACGATGCCGCAGACCTCGCAGTCTCCGATGGTTTCCGGTTTCACGTTCACGACTGGCCCTCCACTTTCTTCGGGTGGAACATCGAGGCGTTGTAGTGGCGCGGATGCCGGTGGTGTGAGAGCGCCTCGACGGGCGTTCCATTGCGCCGCGGCAGATGCTCGATCTCGCGCGCGGCGGGGATGTCCCGCTCCAGGTGCTCATCCATCTGCAGCCGCAGCCGCACGGCGTCCTGTTTGGGCAGGAGCGCTTCGTACTCGGTGACGGCGATCCGCGAGGCGGCGGCGTGGCCGGCATCGCGGAAGCTCGCCGGCAGCCCGAAGAGCTCCAGCTCGCGCAGGTAACGGCGCGGATCCGCCAGGAACTGGCAGAAGGTGATGCAGAGAGCCTCACCGATGCCGAGCAGGACGAACATGTCGCCCCACAGATCCAGTGCTTCGTCGGTGTACATGGTTCAGTGCCTCCGGTGCGGGCAGGTGCGGCAGGCGATCGCCAGCTGCACCCGCAGCGGATTGGTGGCGGCCGGCTTGCGGCGCTGGTATTCCTCGCAGCGGTTGCGCGCGAGTTCGCCGATCACCGGGCAGTCGACGGTCGCGCCCATGAAGGCGCCTTCGACCCGCGCCTGAACGCGGTTTAAATTCCCGGCGTAGGTGCCCTTGAGCACCTGGTTTACGACGCTCGGGGAATAGCCGATGCGCTGGCCGACGGCCTTCTGGCTGGTCCGACGGCATTCCTCGTCGAGACGCTTGATCCAGTCCGGACGTTGTTCAGCCACGGGGCACCTCCTGGGGAATGAATTCCCGCCCGAGGTTGCGGTCCCACACGATCCGGTCCGTCTGCACGTGCGGGCGCAGCGGGCCGGTATCGCGCACCAGGCGCCAGCCCATCGGCCGGTGGACGCGCGTCGCCTTGTTGTGGGTGACGACCAGGTAGCCGGCACGCTGGATCGCCTTCATGAACTGGCTCAGCGTCGTCGGATTGCACTCGGCGATGGCCACGATGTCCGGCGCCGTGAACTCGCGCATGATTCGCATCGCCTGCCACGCCCGGTCCAGCCCCGTGTTCGTGAGCTGACGATTGCGGCGGGCACGCGATCGGCGCGGGGCCATCAGGCGACCCTCCGCACGCCACGCTTGCGCACCGGCTCGATGAAGAAGTCGCGCTCGCGCGGCCAGTCGCTCGTCCCGATCTTGTTCTTGCCGCGGGTCTTTGCGAGGTCTTCGACGGCCGACAGGCCGACGACTAGAAGGCGCGTACTGCCGGCGGCCTTGGCGTGGATCTGCTCGACCAGGTCGTCCTCGACGCTGACCTCGCACAGCTCGCGCGCCATGAGCCGGGCATCGTCCAGGTCGAGCGGGTAGAACTGCACGCGCTGGGCAATGCGCCCGGAGAGCTGCTCGCGGGCCGCGATCTTGCGCTGGATGCCGGCCATTCCGATCATCACAACCGGCACCGTCGCCAGGTCGTGGATGTCTCGGAGTGTGTCGACCAGGCGCCGCTGCTCGACGAGATAGTCCGCCTCGTCCACGAGTAGAGGCCGGCGCGTCTCGGCGAGCTTGCCGACGATTCGCTCGACCATCTCAGCGCAGCTGCCGCGGGGCTCGATGTCGAGCTCGCGAAGGATGGACCCCAGCAGGCTCAGCGGCGAGCTCGTGGCCATCGCGCGGATGAAGACGCCGTGGCAGCGGGTGACGAACCAGGTGACGGCGGTCGTCTTGCCGTAGCCGGTGTGACCGTCGACGAGGCCCATGCCGGGCATGCCGAGCGGACGCTCTATGAGGGCATTGCCGGCCTCGGCGAGGCGGGCGACGTTCTTTACGGGTACAATTTTGTAGCGCATCGATCAGCTCCCATTGGTTGGTTCATGCGTGGAAAGCGCCGGATCGGACCCGGCGCTTTCTTTATTGGCCTGGTGGTTGCTAGCCACCAGGCGCAACGGCGGCGACCCGGTTTCCCGGGGCGGGTAATAGGCATTGATGTAGGCGAGGACGGAGCGCCCGACCTGAAGCCCCGCGCGCATGCCGCGCAGGTACTCGTCCTTCCGCAGCGCCGCTTCGGCCGGCGCGTAGCGCTTCTGGATGCGCTCCACCTCAGCGGCCGCGTCATAGATGGCGTCTCGCTCCAACACACGCAGGTGCGAGCGCAGGAACCGGATCTCGTTCATGAGATCGGTGATGCGGGCGCGCAGCTCCGACTCGCTCATTCGTCGATCCCCATGAAGCGGCCGCCGAAGTCCTCGAACATCGCCTGCATCGCGCGCCACTGCGGGCTGCGCTCGTAATCGAGCTTCCAGGCCATGTCCTCGGCACTGATGGGCTCAGCGGACTTCTCGAGGGCGTACCAGCGGCGGAAGTTCTGGATCCGCATCACGTCGTCGTCGGAGCCCGGGTCCTCGCTGCGCGCGGATTCTTGCGCCAACTGCTCGGAGACCGCGGCGACGGCGGAAGCCGAGACCGGCGGCGCTTCCTCGGGCGGCGCATCGCGTGCATCGCGGGCATCGGCGGCTTCGCCGGCGGCGCGTAGTGCCGGTGTGGTATAGGATTCGTCGCGCGCAGGGAAGGCGTGCACGTTCGATCCGTCGCGCGCCTTCTCCGCCTCGGTGAGGATCTCCTGGGCGATGTCGCGCACGCGCTCCTTGCGGGCGGCGGCGCGCAGCTGGCGGCGCTCCTCCTGGATCCGCTCCTTCTGGCGTGCACGCGCCCGGATGGCAACCTCGCGCCGGCTGACGCCGGCGTAAATCGGATTTTCGGCAACACACAGGAACTGGCCGTCGCGGAAGACGAAGATGCGCCCGAGGTCTTCCGGGTCCATCAGGACATGGACCTTCGCGCCGACGCAGTCGAGGTCGGCGCTGATGTAGTCGATGCGGTCGATCGAGATGCCGTTCTTGGTGACGGTGCGCACCCCGCAGTCCGCGAGCAGAATGTCGAGCGCGCGCTCGTCCTCTATGCGCCGCGCCGGGTGCCCGGCGCCCTTCGTGTTCGGGGAGACGTCGAGTTTTCCGTGCGGCTCGACGTGATAGATGGAATCGACCCAGCGGTCGCACAGCTCCTGGAACTCGGCGGCGGTCATCTTGATTTCGATGACCTCGTTCTTCTTCATCAGACGGTCGGCGAAGCTCTTCCGGGCCTCGATCTGCTTGCGCTCGGCTACGTTGTGGCCGCTGTAGCCCGGCAGGTACTCGACGATGCCGTGCGAGAAGGTGCGGAAAAAACGCTCGATGTGCGGCTTTTGCCAGCCGCTGAAGGGGTCGGCGACCAGGTGCTCGATGCCGAGCTGCTGGAAGACGCGCCGCACGCGCTTGGACTTGTAGTCGCTGCCGTTGTCGGTCTTGACCTGCTCAGGAACACCCCAGTCGAGGATTGACCGGCGCAACGACGTCGCCACTGCCTGCGCGGTGCTGGTCTTGGTGACCAGTAGCTTTCCGCGGCGGCTGAAGATATCGACCCAGCCCATGACGTGGTGGCGCCCGTCGAGGAGCATGACGTCGCCGGGCGTCGCGTCGCCCTCCCAGCGCTGATTGAGGCGCACCACATCCTCGTCGGCGCTCCCGTAGGCGGTCATGTACTTGTTCTTCCAGCCGTCGGGGTTCGCTATCGCCGTGATCAGCTCGGCGTTCTCGCGCCGGAAGGACGAGAGCCAGCGCTGCACCGCGCGCTTGCTCGGGAGCTGCACGTCGTCTCGGCCCCCGAATCGGGCCCGGATGCCCCGGAGCAGATTCGTCCCCGTGGTGTGCGGATGCTGTGTAAGCATCGCGACACAGAAGTCATGGAGCGGTTCCTGGCTGTCGATGACGCCGGAGCCCTTGCGGTTGCCGTAGTCCCCGGCGAGCGCGGCGGCGCCGCGGGCCTTGAGTTCTCGGCGCCAGCGGTACACGGTCGGGGGATTGAGCGACTCGACCGCGTCTCGAACCTCGTCCTCGATCTTGAGCGAACCGTCGTTGTACGCCGCGCAGAAGGCGGTTAATGCCGCCGTCTTCGTCAGGTGAGAATGTGCGGTGAAGTCCTCAATGGCCTCGAGGATGGAGAGCTTTGCCTCGGCGCGGGCGCGGTCTGCGCCGTCCAGATGCACGAGCTTCGCGAGCCCCTGCGCGGCGACGCGAAGAGCCACCCGCTCGGCGATCTGTCCGGTCACCTGGCGGCGCCTGGCGTAGGCGTCAATCTGCGGGTCCGACTTCTCCCGGGCGAGCGAGACCCGGTGTGCGGCGATACGTTGGCGCCATTCGGTAGGGAGGGACGCCAGGTGGTATTCGCGGCCGCCGCCGCGACCCTGGCGCCGGCGGCTCTGGCAGTTCTCCGCTGTGGCACGGCGCGAAACGCTCTGCTGGCGGATACCGAGGATTGCCGCCAGCTCTGCCGAACCAATCCATGTGTTCATGCGCCGTCACTCCGATGCCCGAGAAGGCGGGGGGTTACGATCGCCACCAGGCGCATCCCGTGGAACTCATGCGTCCGGAGGAGCCCCTGCTGCTTTAGGGCATTGACCTGGTTGAAGACCGAGAGGGCCGTGACCGTCAGATCGGGGCCGGATACGACGTCGACAAGGGTTCTCTCAGGGAGGATGCTTGCGACCAGGAGGGCCGCTAGAATGCGGTAGCGGATCGCCTCGACCTTGAAGCGCCCGTTGAACGGTTGTCCGTCGAACCTCATTCGCCCGCTCCCATCTGGCGCTTGAGCTCGCGGATGCGCCGGCTCGTCTCGTCGTGGATGCGCTGCAGCTTGCCGAGCTCGGCGTCCAGCGCCTGGCGTCCGACGAGCAGCCGGCCGCCGCGGATGGTGGTCAGCCAGTTGGTGAGGGCGTGGCTCTTGCAAGCGACCTCGATGGCCGCGACGAGCCAGAACGGAAGGTTGAATTCCTCACGGGCCGGGCTTGTGTAGGCGTCGAGCATCCACTTGCTGACTTCCTTGCCGGTCAGGCGGCTCACCCGGGCGCCGATGTCGAAGCGATCGCCGTCGGCCTGGCGCAGCACTTCCGCGACCAGCTCGGCCACATGCTCGCGGAAGTCGTATGCAGCAGGCGCCTGGACGTGCGCTTCGGGGACCGCAAAAAGGTCGCCGGTGAGCGCGTCTTTGCGCCTGGGCGCCATATCTATGCGACCTCCCGGTCTTGTATATCGCCAGAGCGGTCCTTCCTGCTACGCTTTGGCTGTGACGGCCTGAAACGTCCGCGGGTGGGCGTGCCGTCCAGGTTGTAGCGGCTTGGCCAGATGGCGTTCGGCGGCAGATGCAGGGCGCGGGCAATGATGGCCTCCATGCGGGGCCACTGCTGGTCCAGCGCCATCCCGACCGCGCGACGGCTGAAACCGTGCGCGAGCGAGAGCCCGGCGAGGGTCCACCCGGCCTTCTCCAGGGCGGCCTTGATGTCCGCCCGGTGCCAGTCCTGGGGGCTGGCCTTTTTTCGGTATGTCTGCTTGCTCATACGAAATAAACATAGCGTCGTTTTTGGTGTCAGTCAAGTCTTTTGTTGTGGTGTTCAGGTTCGTATATGACCATCAAGGTGGCACAGGTGACACAAATGTCTGAAAAACAAGGAAAATCGACCAAGATGCACATCAGCCGCGAAGTTGAACATCGACGTTCAGGTTCGGAGTTGGAACTTGCACAGCGCATTGAGGCGCTCGCGGGGCTGTTTGAAAGCCGCCTGGCGGCGAACGCCACCGCCTGGATTCGGCCCAGAATGCCTTCGCTGGCGCGGACGCGCAGCCGCTCGAGCCGGATTACGATCCGGAGGAAGACATGGACCGGTGATGCCGGGGCACTATCAAACCATGCGGCGCGCCCGCTGGCGCGGCGCGGATCCATGTGTCACTTCACCTGGCCCCCTTTTATTATTGAATTCGCTTCAAAGCCTGATAAATAGGGGCTTTCGTCCCGGTTAAGCCCGTCTCATCCCGGCACTTCCCACCTCTCAGACCATCTGTCGCCCCACAGCTGAGCGCGCCGCCATCGCTGCAGGTCGGGTTTGCCCCGGACCGATCGTGCCGGGTGCGTATGCCGGGCGCGAATATACGCGTGGATGACAACACCA